GCAGATTCCGCTGCATTAAATGAACCCTGCTGGATGATACCAAATAATGTAGGCGCTGTAATGCTGTGAGCCACTAGAATGTTTTGCTGCACAGCTTTCTCTGTCATCTCATAGCGCTTATCCAAGTCATTGCCCGACAGCTGCATCACAGATGGTGCATCATCCTTTGTTTGGCTGAACGTTATAATAATTTCACCAGCTGATTCAATGGATTGCACAGGGCCCTTAATCTGCTCCTTAATTTTGCGCTCCTCCTCAGCTGTCTCCGGAAAACCTCCCGGAAGATTTATCAATGTGCCAGCTTTAAACCCATTGGAAATTTCATACATATGCCAGCGTGATATGTCGCAATCTGTTTGGATGGCTGTGATTCCACCTACATATGGTGGTTTTGGATAGATTCCCTTTTCACCCTTGGCCTGCTTGCTTGGCTCCTTGTAATATATAAAGAATGCACCATGCGGATTGTTCTCATCCAAGGCTGGATATGTGCGGAAATTTGTGTCCTCAGGTGTTTGTCTCCTGGCATTCCAATCATCTGATACATACAGTGTGCGCTCATCCTCAGACAGCCTGCATGCATCAATGTTCAGATGTTCCCATGCCACAACCCTAGTACCTTCTCTGTTCCAGGTACCTTTAACACACATGGCACCAAATAGCTCAAAATCAAAGGTCATTCTTTGAGCTATCTCATTCATGTCGAAATCCCTGAACTCGTTATTAAGGAATGGCTGTGCATCTCCACTCACCACCTCAAGGCCACCGCCTGCGATATAGTAGCTCTTGTTTTTCAAGATACCCTGGTGCCAGGCTGATCCATGCAGTAAATCTATGATAAAGAATGGGTAATCATTTTTTTTTCCCCATTTTACGAATCCTTGGCCCTTGTCAAGCTCCTCCACTGGCACAGTGAATGACTTACTAAACTGCACATTTAAAACCTTACTCATAAACGAAATTAGCTACATTGTAATCATAATAATTAGATGGACTATCCACCTCATAAACATGGGCTCTGCCCTCCTCAACTATTCCATCACTCAATGCTGGATCTAAATTGACAGCAGATGTCTGTTGATATATCTTGTAAGTATAGAAACCCGCATAAGGAAATGTTACATCCACCCCATCAATCAAAACAAACTCATCATAACGTGGTATGCCTGTGCTGATGTTAGTAAGGATGCAGTACAAAGCCTCTTGCGTTTGCTCCTCAATGAATTCAAAGAGGTAATACGGGGCTGATATCGTTGTTAGTTCCGATACTGTCACTATCAACGTGCTCTGCTGGTTTCTTTCTATCCTTAACATCTTTTTTTATCTTAATAATTGCAGGCTCATTGGACTCAAATATGCTTAACATTCCAAGGTCCCAATATAGCTGCTCGTTTCCTTCCTCAATTATGTACCACTTTTTCAAAAGCCCTGCACGGACCTTTGCTCCAATGTACTCTTTTTTGATTTTCAACTTTTTCATGGCTCTAATTTACAAAAAAGGGAGGGACATTGCCCTCCCCTTCTTAGAATTTATGAGATATATTAAACAGCAGGTGATTGCTGTGATAGCAATGTAGTGATGATTGAATCGTCTACATCAGGAACCTCGTCATTCTCCATACCATTCAACACAATTACGTGTCCTTGGCGGTCAGACTTAAGTACTCCTGAGGTGTATTCGTTGGCATCAGCCACCTGTAAGCCCTCATTCAAGCCCAATGCAACCCATGTTCCATTAGCTTTCTCTACCAAACAACATACTTCGTTCTGTGCAAGGAGATGAATCTCTGCTCGCAACTCCTTAGTATCGGATGCAAGGATCATTGAAAGGCTGTGCTCATACCAAAGTGTACCATTCTCTTTGTTCACTTTGATTGGTGCTGTGTAGCTGGAAAGGTTGCTCTTTAATTTGTAAAGAAATACCTCACCGGTCACAGTCATAGATGTGATCTCGTTAGCAGTAATTGTTGGCGTGCCGCTGATGTTCCCAACAGGGAACAACAACACGCTCAATATACCACCTTTTCCGTTTGTACAGGTACGATCATTATACCCGGTTGTCATGTTACATGGCATGGCTCTATCTTATTTATTTGATTATCAATTAGTTAGGTGAACCTGTACCATTCCATACTCCAATCTCATCAAGGAAAGGAACCTGAACACCAGCACGGAATTTAGAACGGATGTAGATTACATCATCATCAAATGAATACCACAAATCGTAAGACTCAAAGTCAGAAGATAAGTCAGTACCAAAGAAGAAATGTGAAGAACGTCCTGTGTAGATGTTATCCAAACCATTCAATCCGTTAACCTTAACAACTCTCATGTTAGTACCTGGTACCAAACACTCATTCATGTTGGCAATTGTTTCAGGGCTATAGTGATAAAAATTTTGGTCAACCAATGACTTCAATAAATAGTTGAAGTTCTCACGGCCTGTAAAACATACCAAATCAGCTTGCTCAGCAACTTGTGCAGGTGTGTTAATGAAACACTCATAAAAGACATCGAATGCATTGGATGCATCAATTGTTGTAGTTGAAGAGGTGTTCAAATCCACAGCACCGTTACCTGTTGTAAGGAATTGACGGAATCCGTTCATCCATTGTAGGTTACCTGTACCTGTAGCAACATTACCTTGCCAAATCAATCTGTCCAATTCACGTGCATGTAGCTTCAATAAATAGTCAGTAAGCTGTGCCTCGAAAGGAAGTTCCTTATCCTCAGCCATTGCACCTGGACGTAGAGCCAACTGAGTCCATAATCCTGCCAAGTCTTTTTGACAGAATCTTTTCATGTACCCAATTGCATTAACGCTCAATTGACGATCAGAGTAAATTGTGTCACCCTCAGGAGTCATCGAACAGTTAGCCTCTTGGTACACGATGGAATCATCTAGTAATTTAAGGTCTTCAGTACCTTTGATTCCTTCCTGAATGGTAATGTACTGTAGTGTTTGTGCTTCAGTTACTGAACGCACGATAAGATCCTCACGTGAATCATCCACATATGGGCTCAAGTCTTGAACATCGTAGTCAAACTTGGATTTAATAAACTTTTTTAAACTCATTTTTTCATGTTATTTAAAAGAAACAATTGCCGGCTGGTCATTCCTGCATTACTTTTCTTAGCAAATTTCTCTGCCTCTTTGACCTCGTTAGATGGTGCATTCTTGTATGCTGCGAATTCAGCCTTTAATTCAGCAAGCTCATTGCTAAGTTGATCATTTTGCTTAGCGATTGCCTCAACAATACCGGACATGCTTTTGAAAGCCTTGCCAAAAGTTGAAACCTCACCTTCCACAATTTCACGAACTTGCTCTGCAGACATTGCATCCTCTTCAGGTGTGCCTCCGCTACCTTCACGCTCATCAATTAATTCTGCGATGATGCCCTCTGCATCAACTACAATTGAAAGACCTGCCATGTCACCACCTAGGCGATGTGTGCCCTCAGGTGCAGGGATCTCTTCGCCTTCAGCAACAACAAATACAGGTATTCCTGGGGTCAAATCTGTACCCTCCCAACGGATTTCTGTACCGTCCTCAAGAACAGCCTCACCAAACTTGGTAGCAACTTTGCGACCGGCAAGGATAGTCTTGAATTCAGCCAGGGAATCCATTACCTTTTTAAAATTGTCGTTCATAATTATGTTTTTTGTTTACTCTTTATGCTTGTGTGTTCTAAAATTTGACCGCATCAACCTCAGTAAATTCCTTAATCAGCGCAATCTGTTCAGCATTGTTATCATAATGCCGTTCTATTCTCAGCCTCTTTAATGTTTGCCACTTATCTTTGCCTCCTGTGAAATACACATTTTCTCTGCGTATGCCGAGCTTTTGAGCCATCTCATATACAGATGCTCCATTGCTCTGCTGTCGTGCTGTTACAATGTACACCTCATCCCCTATAGTGATGTGACGCTTGGCTAACTGTTGCCCTTGTGATGTGGTCAATGTCTCATCAAAATCAAAGGATACCCGCATCTTTGCAAATGCCTGGCGTAATCCATCCAACTCCTCAGCAATCTGCGCCCACATGTTTTCCTCCATGCTAGCACCTTGCTCAGTCAACATGAACAATCCCTCAATGCTGAATCCCATCCATTCGCCTGCCTTGGCCTTGGCAAAGATTTCATCACTCACCTTGTACCCAACAATCCAAGATCCATCATTGACATCCTTGAATCGCTCAGGTGCTGTTAGTCCTTTGCTCTCATCTATCTGATAGCTTAGAATCATGGCAACATCATCCACAACATCCGAACTATTGTGTTCAATGTTGACATTGTTGAAATAGCCCTTGCGGCTATAGTCATACACAATGTCCTTAATCGCTTGCTTTGTAAACACCACATAATACTCCTCATTGCTTATTGCATCATATCGGTAGATTGGTGTATCTGCTGAGATTGCCACCCCAATAATCACATTCTCCTCATCATTGAATTGGAACCTTTGTGTCTTACTGAACATCTCAAAGTTTACCTCATGCGCTGGACTGCTCACAAG